CCACCTCTACGCTTTCAAGGTCGAAGATAAGGCACGTACAGCTTGGGTCGATAACGAAGTCAGGGTGATGGTGCAGAATGTAGTTCGACTGCTCCCGGCTATCCTTGTGCGTCGGGTTCGGAGGTAGTTTAAGCTGCGATTCCCTAGCTGGCATAGCGGATAAGAAGTCATCCCAAAGGGAGGCGGTGGACTTCATTTGTATCCGCCTAGCCGCCCCTGAGCGGTCACCAGTGTACGTGTGTTGGAATACGTTGGGGGCTATGGCGCGTATCCTTTCGCATATTTCGTTTATTGTTCCCGACTTGACGGCTATCTCATTGGTGATGGCGAACCTGTTGCCCTGCTCTTGGCAGATGATAGCGCAGAATGGATCCACGTTGAAGTCAACCGACACAAGCACAGGCAAGCGTGGGTTCAAGGCGCACGGCTTGACGTGTCTTTCCCGGCTGAAGGCGTGGGCGAAGGGCCTACCAGCAACACGGTCGATGAACTCCCCGTATATCTCTTGGCGGACCTGTACAGGGTCCATCGCGCCGATGTCCCTTTCAAGCTCCTTGATGTCTTCTTCAGAGAGCATCGGATTGTCGTAGCTCGAATAGGACATCCCACGGTAACCAGCTTGCCCGACCTTCTTCCACATGGAATAGAACGGGTGCTCGTTGTCGTTCTTCAGGAGCTTGCCCTTTGGCACCCCGAGGGCGAATAATTCAGCGTCCGGGAAGTCAAGCATCATCGGGCGGACGGCGTTGTTGTAGAGGTAGTCGTCCTTCAGGATGATACCGGCCTCGTTGAGCACGATCTTCCTGTAACCGAATCCCTCCCAGTTCTCAGGTCTATCCGCTGAGCGGAAGTCGATGTACCCTGAACCTATCTTCCCGACGTTCTTCGAGTTCAGGTGGCCGTCGATGTTGTTCTTCCTTAGGGCCGGTTGGAAGTACCGCTCCCAATAACGCTCGATATTGCCTGCAATGGTATCGCCCCAAAGGATGGGCATACCCTCCAAGGCCCATTCTATACATGCGTGGGCCGCTCCCCTTGTAGCTCCGAACCTTCGGCCCTTGGGAACGATGGTGTGCCTTGCCTGAACCTCCGGGAAGAAGATTTCAAGCTGTGGCTTCGTGTATGTCAGTTCGATGTTCAATCACCAATGACCCGGCGCGTGATGGTTATGGCGTGGTTCATTTCGCCCTTGTTGTCTACCTGTAGCTGTTGCTTTGCCTTTCCGTGCGCCCGGTCAAGCATGGCCTGCAACACCTCCCATCCCTTTGCCGTCATCATTGATTTACCAACGATGCGAAGGCTCATTGGCTGATTCTTGTCATTGACCATTTCAGCCAATTCTTTCTCTGGAACGTTGAGCAGCATTTCAAAGGCTTCAACCACCGTTCCTGCCGTGGCCCGTTCGTATCCTTTAGCCTTCAGGTCGGAAACAATGGTGGACAAAAGGCGAGGGGGGCGACCGTTAGGATTTGCAGTCTCTCCCTTTGCTGCATGGACTATTGCTCCACCATGAGCTTGTTTGACCTTTCTCATCCGATGTTAGGCCGATGTTTCAAACATTACACTGAGTTGCTTGTCGCTCACCAACTTATCGCAATTATCAGTGTGCATGATGCGACCCAACTTTACGGCGAACACCGTCATGGGCTTGTGGTGGATCGGGTGGTAGATGGTCTTGATCTCCATGCCCTTGAACTCCACGACCATTAGTGGTGCGTCCTTAGCGTAGCCGTTCCGGAAGGTCACTGTATCGTATTGCTGGGACAGGCGTTTCGCCCAGAACGGTTTGATCTCTCGGTACTCCTCGGTCTTGATGCCTTCGAGGATGTCGATGAACCAGCGGCGGAACAGTGTCAGATGTAGGGTCTTCATAGGTTGATGTCGAGCTTCGGCCCGACGTACGAGTATACGGCGTTTGGCCTCTTTGACCCCATCTTGGACACGTTTCCACGAGTTCCGTATCCACCGGATACGGGACGTGCTTTCCCCGGCTTCTTGACCTGAATCCAGTTCTTATTCCGGTCGTTAGCTGCGATGAATGCCGGGTGCGCCGGGTAGTTATTGAGCCGCTGGCCCCTGTTGGCGAACATGCCGCCAAGACTATCGAGCAACGCGAAGGCAATGCCCAGCCCTTGATAATCCGGCAGTGTTACAACGCGGCTCACACCATGAATAGCCTTGCCCTTGTCGCGACCACTTGAAACTGGGCGGGGGAGCAATGCAGCAAAGCACACCGGCCGATCATGCACGAACGCCGCGTAGCACTGTGCTGCCTTGTGTAGCTCGGCGCTCATATAGTGATACGGTGCAAAGGTCTTCCAGAGGCTGTAAGGTACACGCGCCAAGGTGACTTCGATGGGTGGTCTTCGCCTTCGTTCCGGGCGCTCGACCCGCCCGGTAGCCATATCAAGCACCCAATCGGGTTGCAGCCATTCGATGATGTCGTAGTGACACGTGACGGCAACGAACCTCTTATTGTTCTTGCGGATGTACTTCTGGACGGCGTGGCTGGCGACCTGCGCTACTTGACGGTCCACTACCGATGTGAACTCGTCGATCACGATCGGGTCGCGTTCGTCTTCAAGGAAGTGGCGTGCGATAGTGGCGCGAAACTGCTCTCCGTTACTCAGGACATGGAACGGTCTAGCCCATGACGGGATGGTATTCAGTCCCACGGCACCAAGGGCTTCGCTCACCTCGGTCATTTCTTTATTCGGCGCAAGTGCGTCGATCAGCGCCTTGTCCTTGGGCCATTCCCATTGCAAGGGTTCGCCGTATACGTGCTTGGCGATGGTGGTCTTTCCCGAGCCGGAAGGCCCAACGATCAACCCGATGGACCACGGATCGTTCAGATCCGGGATCTCGGTGTGCCATTCAAGACGCTGCTTGTCCTTGATCGGACAATCAAAGACGCTCTCCAAGGATGCTACGCGAAATGAGCGCGGCACCGAGTGGTCGATCACAATGTCAACGGCTTGCATTCGATTCCGAGTTTGGTGATCTCATCGTAGTACTCTCTCTGCTGTTGCTCGCTTGTGCATTCGATCACGAGATTGAAGCCAGGTGAATACTCTTCGTTCTCTTCTGGCTCGATCGGATCTTTAGGCAAATCCAACCCCCACTCACTCAACTGCCCCGCATCCCACTCATTCGCGAGGGCCGACCAATCCCATTCTCCGAACCCCACGTTGTCCTTGATGATAAACTCTTCACGCTGTTCGGCTGTCCAGTGGTCGGCAAGCATAACGGGAACCTCCTTGATGCCCAAGTCCTGAAGGGCGCGAAGCCGCATGTTGCCACCTAGTACCGTGTACTTCCCGTCCGTATCCGTCACCGCGACTATGGCACGGTAGTTCAACATATCGGGAAATTCGCTGATTGAGTTCTTGAGTTTCAGGAACTTCTCATCCCTTAGAACTCGTGGGTTGCGTGGGTTGGGTTTTAGCTGCGAAATGGGCAAAAGTTGGATTCCTTTCCCTTGCTCAATTTTCGAGTTTTGTACTTGGGCGTCCCGATGCGAGACACCTTTTGGCCTGGGATCCTGTTTCTTGCCCATGACTATCCGTTTTTGCGCGCTTCCATGTGCCTTACGTGCTCCTTCCACATCTTCCCGGAGCCTTTCATCTTGGCCTTGGACCCCTCTAAAGGAACTTCGTACATGGTGTCATCGTCCATCTGTTCAACTTGGAACTTGAACCGCTTGATCTTGGTTCTTTGCCGGTTGATTTTTGGCCTTTTCAAGAATGCCATTGGCTAGGCGTTTTGACTGCTGGAATGCGTGGAATGGTGAGGCTACGGTGGCGAGGATGATGATGGCAGCCATTACGGGTAGGTAAAGGGCTATGGAGAGGGCTGTTTTCATTCTTGGGGCGTGATTTGATAGCACCCGTCGGTGTGACCACGCCAAATGTACGGCCAAAGTGCTGTGTTCCCGGTTGTAGTGACCATCTTGGGGGCTTCCGAGATCGTGTATAGGGCGGCGAAAAAGCCAACGGCGAAGTTCGCGTTGCCTGTTATGACCGCCTCCTTGGAATAGGGCCTATGGCGGCTTCCGGGCATAGGTATCGAATCGGGGAATTCGCGCGTGAAGGCTTTGAGGAATTCCAATTCATCGGTCTGGACAACGTACGGTCCTCCGGCCTTTCTTGCGGCCTCGAACATGGCTTCGTACTTGTGCCTTGGTATTTCCTTGGACTTGTCCAGCCCCCTATACAGGACGGCGGTTCGGCCTCCTACCTTGGACTTCAGTCGTTGTGCGTGGTCGATCACTTCTTGGGAGGGCCAGCAGTAGAAGCGGGCCAGTGTTCGCAAGGCGGTCAGGTCCAAGTCATTGTAAAGCGCCATTTGTTGGCCGTGGTCGAACTTGATTTCCTCCCCGAAGTACTGGCTTGACGGGGCAAGAAGTCGGCTCGCCGCCCTTCTATCGCCCGTGGTCCTGAAACATCCCGAAGCGTCTACCGAAGTGGGGTAGATCCCGGCCCGCTCACGGTAAAGGGATACTTCGTGGAGGATAACAGACAGGCAGGATGTTAGCCCGCCTCCGTGGGAGATTCTTAACTGACCCATGGTTGGAAGTCTCTGTGGTCTTTGGGGTCTATGGGGAACTTTAGCGGCATTTCAGATGCGTCTTTCAGGTACTTGGCGTGTTGGCGCTTGAATGTTTCGTATGGGTATTGGTTCAGGTTCGGTAGGTCCAGCGTTACGGGATGGACGAACATCCCTTTCTGTCCATTCATCGCGCTCACCGACGTGGCCGGTCGGTACTTCACCCCATAGATGAAGTTGGTATTGAACCGGGTCTTGTTGCCGTAGACCGTATCCAAGTTGTCGTGTGCTGTTCTGAAGTCGTACTTGTTCCCAACGCCGGGTACTTCGATCCCTGTTGGTTGGTAGCCGTAGTGCCTTTCAAACCTCCACAGGAAATCACCGTCTTCCTCCCCTATCCCTATCAACCGCTCGTCGAAGTAGTTGAGGTTGTCCAAGAGGGTCTTGGATATGACGAAATGCGACCATCCCCAAGGGGCGTAGAATAGGCCTGAATTCGTTTCTTGGATGTGCTTTTCGATGCGCTGGATTGCGTCATCGCACTTGTACTCAACGTCATCGTTCAATAGCCATACGTGTTCCGTTGGTGCGTTGATTACCAAGGTATTCCAGAGCTTGGCTAGGCCTTGGAAGGTCGGGAACACCTGAGGGAAAACGTTTGGATGTGAAGCGCAGAATTGCAGCACATTGGATAGGTACTCATGCTCAACCGTTCCGTCCAAGTTTCCGTTCACGCAAACGAGGATAGGCGTGTCCGTTCGCTTGCGGATGTCCGTGACCAAGGACTTGAAAAGTTCAAATCGCTTGGAGAAAGTGACAATGCCTATGGTTATCATTTCACCTTGGGGAATTTCTTTTCGTGTGGCTCGAACTTGTAGCGATAGAACTGCATGACCTTTGGAATGAACACTTCCGTTTTGATCAAGCCGGATTGTTTCAGGCGGATGCTGAACTCGTGGTCTTCCCCGAACGTAAGGTCATTGAACGGTACTTGGAGCGCGATTTCACGGCGCATTGCGGTCTTGTGGAATGGGGTGCGAACGTAGCTGACCGACCATCGACGCATCGCCTCGTTTCCATCCATCCACTTCGGCGATTCGTTCGTCCATATCCCAATCTGTGGAACCTTGTTCAAGCCCTCTACCAATTCGTAATGGCCTACGCAGTCGGGCTTCTTTTCCAAGGCTTGGAGCATGGCGCTAACGTAGAAGTCAGGTACGAAGTCGTCATCGTCGATATGTACCACGTACTCCCCTTTAGCCTCTTGGTTCAAAAGGTTCCGCTTGTGGCCGATGCTCATGGTACCCCGTTCGGCTGCGTTGCTCACGATTTCGCAGTTGTCATGGAAGCCGGGTTGGTTCTTGATGAACGTGGTGAGCGTGGCGAACATATCCGCTCGGTCTGGTACCGTGGCGATGCAAATGGAGAGCTTCATCGTACCAAGATTAGGTTGATACCACCGTTGTAAACCTCCGTCATCCCCGGACAGAGCGCCTTTATCTCGTCCTGCCTTCCGCCGTGTTCGATGCAAAGCATTTGGCAGCCCAAGGCTTTCAGGTCCATTTGCCGCAGGATTTCCAAGTCGTGGCCCTCGGCGTCGATGGAAATGAAGTCGAACTTCTTGATCTTGGACAGGCCAAGCAGGGTATCGAAGTCAATGGCCGCGACCTCGACCTCTTTCCACTCGAAACCATGACTTGCCCAAGCGTCTTTTGCGTCCGCATTTATGGAACTGACCAAGCTATCCGAGGCAACGTGGAACTTGGTCCGACCAACGAACGTTGTTACGGCCGCTTCGATGCACTGGACACCTTCGGCGACAGTTTCTTGCAGCTTCTTGAACGCTCCGGGTACTGGTTCTACCGACGTTCCTATCCACCCGCGAAGGGCCAAAGCATAGGTATTGGAAAAGGTCTTTCCGTCGTTGGCTCCGATGTCCAGAAATGTTCCCGTCCGGTTTCCGAAGTAGGAATCAATGAACAGGTGCTCGTCTTCTTGCGTGTGTTTCATTTGGTGAACCCTAGTTGTTTGCGGCGTTTGAAGTTGCGTTCGTCGCGGCTGAATGGTTTGTTGTTCCGATAGTAGAGGCCGTCATGCTTGATGCTGCCTCCCCAATGGTGGCTTTCGTTCCTGAACACCTCCGTGTCGATACGGTGCAAGATACCGCGCTGGGTGTTTACTTCCGTCTGCTCGTTGTCGCACCAAAGCGATTCGTAAGATGGGTGGTAGATATACCCGTCCAAGTTGTAACAAGCCCTGTTCATAACTGGCATGAAACAGACTTGCTCACCCTTGTTCATGGCTTCTTGGCGGATGTCTTTGAACCATAACTGGCACGGTTCGGCGTTGGGTGCCATGGTGTCGAATGCGTGCATCACTACCAAGTCCCACTTTTCGATAACGGGTATGTGATCATCCGACCCAAGTACCAAGATGTCCCAACCTTCGCTTGGAATGTTCGCGTTGATGGCTTGGATTTTGGTGCGTGAACGTCCGATGTGGTACTGGATACCACGCTCTTCCATCCAATCCGTCATCGGCCTGTTGTTCATGGTCGGGTCATCGTGGTCAATGGACACGACAATCAACGGGTTGGTTACGGACCTATCAATGTAAGTCTGCATGGTAGACTTGAACAGCGCAGGCCGTGACCGCGTAGGGAACTTTAGGAGGATGCGCATGGCGTAATTTACTATTCAATCCTGAGAATTGTATCGATATGGTTCGTGTTCTTTTATCCAAATCACACGTGATTCATACGTCTTTGCGATGAACAAGTAGTCATTCGTTGTTCTTGAACACCTCGTCCTGCCTTTTTGCTCTATAGCATTCGCGGTGCCATTCCCATATTTGGAATCAATGGCCGCAGCGTGCTTCAAATGCTGACCGCCGTTGTAGTTGCATCCACGACATTGCGTGTTGCAATTCTTCTCGTCATACCGTGTTGCCTCGTGGCCGCGTGTAACGTAGTGTCCGTTTTGGAGATAGCGCCAATGATCCGTATGTGAACAGGTGATGCACTTCACTTGTCCATCCGGTCCAGAATCCCGTAGTCGTATCCATTCGCTGAACCACTTATCAGCCTTGGCCTTGGCTTTCTTGCGGGCGTCCTTGTTCGTTTGCAGCTTGCCGAAAAGAGCGTCCTTGGCCTTCGGATTCGACTTCAGTTCCGAAGCCTTGATCACGAACGTTCCGCGCGTCTTCAACTTGCCGGAGGCTATTTCCGACTTTCGCTTTTGGCTTTGGCGTGGGAGGGTCATGGCTCTACTTCTGGCGATTGAGTTGCTTTTCAGAGCAGGTTATCCTGTTTTTTCCCTTGTGGTATTCCCATGTTGCCGTAGCGGGCTGTACCCAATAGGTTATACCAAGGCCAGAAGAATGTATATAGGCAGATATCACAATGCCCTTATGCGCTTTGCTATCCATCTCAAACCTTGATGCCCCAATCACGTAGCCAGTCACCACTACGCGGTCGCCATCCTTGAACTTGCGGGTCGCCTCACACAGTTCTTTTCTTGCGCGACCAGCATTGACGCCGTGTAACGCCATTAGTGCATCTTGCTCAAGTATGTACTTGTTATGGGCAAGCCTACCCCCGAACATCGTCTGAGCCAGTTGCGCCCTTGGTAAATGCAGCCTCTGAGCCTTTGGCCTGAAGAAAATGCTGCTCATAGCCGAACACCTTGGCCAACGCCAACAGGCTGTCGTTGGTGTAAGCCTTCGATGCCTGCTCAATGCCCTTGATCTGGTCGGCCTTCAGGCCGCTTTCGGTAGCCGTGCGGTTCCACGTCCAGCCGCGTGCCTCGCGGGCCTTGCGCAGTAGTGCGCCGGTCTGCTTGGGTGTCATTTTACGCGCCAAATTCGTGTCCAATTCTTGTCCGTCGGATCGACGGCGATCTTGATGGCCCATTGGGCAGGCTTCAAGCTGTGTTCCTTCCGATATTCCTTGGCGAACGAACGATACCGCGCCTTGATTTTGGTCGTGCATTTTTCATACAGGCGTATGCTTTGCCCAACCGCCAGTGTTGCAATCGGCGACGGCATTTCCTTCTTCCTCCTCTGCGTGTAGTGGGGTGGCAGAGGAACATCGTCTGTGGGAGCGCTGAATTTGACCTTGCCAACAACGCCTGCCGCCCTGTCGATGTTTCTGAACTTGCGCTTCAGACCATTTGCCTGGATGTATTCGACAACCTCATCATCTGTCATGGTGGTGTGGTCCACGCCATGCTGTTGTAGTGTGTTGCGCCGCCGAGTGGCAAGGCCCTTGATGTGGAATGGTTTTCCAGTGCTCATGTGATGGTGTTGTTTCAGTAGTCGCGTCGGCGGTAGGTTGCAGCAAACTCATTCAAGCAATCTTCGGCGTGGGCCTTTACAAACTCACCCGTTGTTGCCATTGCTCCGAAGAGTACAATTTGACCGGTGCGGAAGCCGCAGATTGCGCCGTCGTATTGCTCAATCATTTCCGCCGTAGCGTTATCCCAGATCTCATCAATGTCGAAGTCGCCATCAATCACCACCAACTTCAGTGCTCGCTTTGGCTCGATCTCGTGTACCTCTCCACCGCGAGCATAACCCTCCGCTCCGCTCATTTCTTCAGAGTAGAAGCTACCTGGGCTAAACTCAGTCATGCCCTTTTGCGTAACGCCTCGGTACATGGTGCTGGTGTAAGTCACGGTGTTCATTTTCGTGGGGTGTTTCTGTTTGACCCTCCAAATATAAGGCGACAGGAACAGAACCACCAAATAAAAGTTGTACTATTTTCACTTTCCCGCATTTACCAAGGGTTTCAGAAGGGGTAGGCCAGCCCATAACAGCACGGTAAACGCCATGCAGGGCCACGGCGCTTACCGTGCGGAACGTTACCCACCATGTGAAGAACAACGCCCCGAACTCAGGAACCTACCTTGCGAGTCTGTCTGGTACTTCTGGTCTGGCTTGTTACTGATGCGATAGCCGCCATTCTTGCAGGCCGGGTTTAAGAGGTACCTTTTCTGCCTCGGACCTATGCGATACCACCCGCCACCTTTGATCCGAATGGCGGTGACATTGCCTTTGTTACGGCGAACAAGGTCTACAATCGGGGCGTCTTGCGCTCCTCGACGCCGATAGATGTTGCGCTTATCATTTTCCCAAGCCCAATACTCATCCCACGTTCTGGGCTTATTGCAACAATGGCACAACCCAAACGCATTAGCCCAATCCGGTCCTTGTACCAATGTATCTCCAGGACGCCAATCATTTTCGCTTCTCATGGTTGCTGCTTTTTACCAGTTGACCTTTAGCTCAGAAAAAAACACGGCGGGTAACACACGCTAACCGCAAGCACCGCACACGCGGCCCCGCTTCGCCTGCGGTTAGCTCCAACGTTACCCGCCATGTGAAGAAGCCTCCGCGCTGTCTAACAGGTAGACGTTCTCCGCATCGTATGCACGCTTGATGAAGTCGTCAAAGTCTTCATTCACGTCCTGCTCATACAGCACTACGTTGTTCTCCTCGTCCGAAATGCGCCACAGGCCACTATCCCGATACAGGCATCGGTTCTGGGGCAGGTCATCGAGCATCTGGTCGAGGCTACCCCACCAGTCTTCAGAAATGATACTTCTTGCCATTTGCCTTCAGCTTTTAAGAGTTAAAAACACGGCGGGTAACACACGCTAACCGCAAGCCCGGACGCACCGGCCCCGCTTCGCCTGCGGTTAGCTTCAACGTTGGTGTCAACGCTGGCGATTGGCTTGGCATGTGTCCGGCCACCACGTTCACGCATGCCCATCACGGCCACCTTGCCAACATGCTTCTTGTGCGTAGTAGTCATGATTGCTTGGTTTGTCGGTTGCGGGCATTAAAACGACCCACAACCTGCGGCCCGATCAATTGCTCTGGTGTCTTATTGCTCATCTTGGTATCAGTTGTTGGTGGTGGACACGTCGGCTACTGTTAGCCGATTAGGGAGTGCTGGTAACTCCATCCAGTGCGAAATATGGGTCAGTGCCGCGTATTTGGGCATTCGTTCTTCGTTTGCCGTCCACCAGTTCTCACCATCCCACAGGGCAATCCCGTATTTGTGCTTGCAGTACCACAGGGGAACGAGGACAGGCGTGTTTATAGGAGGTAGGGAATCCGTTACCTTGACGAACAGAGTGGCCTTTTGTAAGTCCATCATCATATGACCGATTAACCCTTCGGGCCAATTGCCGCAGCGATCGCAGATTTCCATCACGCTTTCGGTGTTACTCCGCGCATACGCAGCATTTCCTCGATGGTCCGGCGACGGTCGGACGATACGCCAATGCCGTGCTTGGCAATCTCTTCTTTCAGCATTTCAATAAGGCGTTCGTTGGTTAGGATTTGGCGTTTCATGGCGTATCGTTATTCGTTGATGGGTCAAACATACTACATTTCATTACACCGCAATCTATAATGTGATGAAACGTTAGGCGGCTCATAATTGGTCCTGTCTTTCAGGTAGCGCAGCAAGCAGCATGTCCACCTTCATGGTCTGTTGGTTA